AACTTGCAAGGGATCAATTACTAAAGAGCAATCGCGATATACTTACAAAAATTATAAATTTAGAAACAACAACACATAACTTGACGTTAAAAGACATCAAACTAAGCAATAACTTCTTTGATGCAATGCCAATAGCACCACCGCCAGGAGCACCCGCAGGAGCACCCCCAGAAGTCGTACACGGAGTAAAGATCCGAAATGCTATTCATGTTACAACGGGTGTAGCTACTCCATTTGATCCAAATTCAAACCTTCCGGATGGCTGGAAGACATATTATAAATTGTCTAAATTGGTATCTACAATAAGAGGGAATGCAAGATTCCCATGGCAAGGCGCTACTCCTCCGGGAGGGCCGGCAACGCATGCTTTGCAGTATTTTCAGGCATACCACAACAATATACTCGGTACCCTTAAAGACGATAAGTTTAGTGTAAAACTTTCAGAACAAAATGGTGAATTTATGATTGTTATTAGATACAAAGCAGGTCCTTATCACATAGATTGGACTTACACCCCTAGTGATACATTAGTGTATGCCCTGAAATTCTTAAGTAAATTGCCAAAAGATTTTGTTAAATTCTCTCTTGACCATATATCAAACCTAAATTCAAGCAATAACAATCACGGAATATCTGCCAGTATCGTTCCCATGTTCACAGAAAATCAACGTATACAAATTGTGAGGAAAGCAATGGAACAAGCAAGCTTCCCCCCCCGCTTCTGGCAGATGAATGTGTTGAAGCAAAAGGCACAAAACAATAAGGTCAACAACTTTAGTGGTAACTTCTTGAACACCAAACAGTCAAGAATCGAATCTTTTCTAGGTAAAGTGGACGATCTTTTTACTTTGATTTCAAACGGACAGCAGGCTCATCTTTCCCAAGCGGAGATAAAAAAGATAATAGACTCATTTGCGATCAATCCGCATATCTACACACTTGAGGCGCAAGATAAAGCCATAAAGAAAATCACCAAGCCACTGCAGCAAGCAAACAACAACAGACATATTCTTCTTACAAATCCCAATTACAATAACAACGACAAACGAATTTTGTCTTTCCCCATGGGCGCTTCATTGATCGGTGTTGTTGAGTTACTTCATCCTACATATGATTTTCTTGATGATATTAAATTTGGCATGGTTGGCATACGTGATGAAAAAAACATAGATTCCGGTACAACAATCCACAGCCTTCCTATTGCTGGCTCATCCTTACCCAGCATCACAGAAACAAAACCACAACTCGAAAAGTATGTAAAGAATGAACCGTTCGCACCCATCACACAAGCACAAGGCAATCTATACAAAGCTGTGACCGTTATTGCACATTTTTGTATTTGGTTTGGCACAGCACCAAGAGCAGGAGCAAGAGCACCATTTAATAATTTACGATATTGGTATGACTACTATGTCAATGACCGCAGTGGAGTCGTGTGGGCACACCAGCTCCGTCAATACAAACAATTTACTCAGAACAAAATAAAATACCTCATCAGTGTTTTACCTAAACATTTCAAACTCATTCCTCTATTGAAAGAATATTGTAAATCAAGAGATGATTCTGCTGCGTACAGTTGGTTTTTGAGTCTTGCTATACTATGAAATTAAAGACTACTTACTTTGATATAAAAAATGACTACTTACTTTGATATAAAAAATGAAAGTGGCTATTATTGATAATTTCGTTATTTTTTACTACAGTAATTGTTTCTCATGTAAACATTTGATAATATCAAAATTGATGTTTTTAGTTTTCAACTGACAAGTTGACGTGGGCATTAACACTTGTATCTCAAGCACCAGCTTGGAGGTGGACACGTACAGGAAATTGTGAATGCCAGCGGGTATGTATGGAATGTGTACAGAAACGAAAACAAATGATCCAATTGGTTTTGACCCGTGGGTATTCCGCTAAACCACCCGTCCGCCACCGCCCCGGGACACTTCCTGACTTTGTACAGAGGATGGAATTAGGAAAAATCGAACGTGTTGAAGACGACAATGCTCCTCACACAGAAACCACGCAGTGAATCTTGTCTAATTGCTCTTTGTACCTTCTTCCACCGTCCCCCCCGCTTGCCGACGCTCGAATTTTCTCTTGATGATTAAGGAAGTGCGACCCTACGCGAGTCTCTTCATCCGCCTCAGCTTCTAATTGCCCACTATTGTCATCATATAATTGTTCTAATACTTCTCCTTTTGACTTGTTTTCCCACTCCTTACCTTCGTCCCCCGGAACAACAACCTGATATATCGCTCGCTTCTGGTTCGGTACTCTTAAATTCTGATTCACACCCCCTGGGGCCTTGCGATGTTTCAACTTTATAAATTGTGGCACTGCATTAACGGGGTCGGCAAGTAGCGCTTGTATTTGTTGTTGTGAAATGTGGTCAATCGACTCTTTTCCAAATGCATTTATGTGTTGCTCTACCACGAATTTATTGTTGGTTGTGTTGTGCACAGTCCTCGGTTTCTTTGCCACTTGAATTAGTTCTTCGATTTGTCTATCTTTCGCCGCTAATTGTTGTTTCAAATCTTCTTTGTCTTGATCCTTTGCCGCTAATTGTCTTTCTAGTGATGTGACGTGACGTTTGAGTTGTTCGGTTTCGCCACCCCCCTTGCATCGTTTCTTGTGACCCGACCAGTTTGCTATTATCATTGTTTCATATCCACAGGCACATACTCGTGCCTCTTTGTACTCCTTGGTTGGCATATTTCCTGTATACCCAGAAATTTATTGTCTTTAAAAGGACCAACGGGGGTCAATATATCCATTGGTCCCTGTTGGTCCCAAAACGTCTCTCCTACCGAGAGTTTACTTGATCATCTCCTACAAAAATACCTTAAATATTGTCTAAAATATATCGCGAAGAAAGAATGAAGGGGGGGGGGGGACCCAATTTTTTTTGAAAAATAAAATTGAACTCAAAAACTTTTTTGGGGAATTTTTTTTTGAGTTCAAAAAGTTGATCAAGAATTTTGAAAAGTTTTTCCAAATTTTTATTTTCACCCACCTGGCACCAGTGGTGGGTCGCACACCTGGACCCTCCTAGAAAACACCTACCAAAATCCCTTGAATATTACCTGGTACCATCCCAGGTGCATCCTCGCAGTCCTTCTGTCACAACCTCAACGAACACATATGCTTGTGCAAACGAAAGTCGCTCTTTTGGCACTCTGGTGAGCAGTAGTACACGTCACCGCATGGACACTTTTTGGTGGCAAATGTGCGACAACGCTCGCATATTGTCATGTTCTTGTCAAAGTAAAATGGCATGAAACTTGATGGATTCCCACTTGCAGCCTTGCTCGTGCAAGTACTGGAGGCAGGCGAGGTGCCCCCCCGACGCCGCGGCCTCGCACGTGTGCTCGTCCCACTCGCAGCCTTGCTCGTCCGCGTACTGGAGGCAGGCGAGGTGCCCCCCCCCCGCCGCGGCCGAGCACGTGTGCTCGTTCCACTTGCAGCCTTGCTCGTGCGCGTACTGGAGGCAGGCGAGGTGCCCCCCGTATGCCGCATCCCAGCACGTGATTGCGTCCCATGGGCAGCCTTGCTCGTGCAAGTACTGGAGGCAGGCGAGGTGCCCCCCCGACGCCGCGGCCGAGCACGTCCTTGCGTCCCATGGGCAGCCTTGCTTGCGTGCCCACTGCAGCAGCGCCATGGATTCGACGACCGTATCCATGCTGGTGCGCGTCTGCTTAGGCGCATCCTCTGCGAACGCGGTGCACGTCTGCTTGAGCATGAACGCGTACGGCGTCTTATTCGTGCAGTCGGACAGCATCTTCAGAATCTCGTGGGGCAGTTTGTCAGTGATTGATTCCATGGGGTTTGTCTCGATGGGGCTGATAGAGGTGTGCTGGGAGCATTTCAGCTGCCGAAGTATACGAATGTCTCAGATTATTTTGCTTATCTTTAAACCATGATTAATAGCAAACTGTGCGGGCCACAAGAAACGATACAAGGGAGCTGGCGAAACCGAACAACTCAATCGTCACGTCACATCATGCAAGCACTTTGTCCTGCATGCCATAGAAGGAAGACGGAAAATGATAATCATATTAAGATTAACAATGGTGAAGCGCCTCACGCGGAGCAGGAAGCACAATCGGCCTGTGCTTCTAGGGGGATGGCGAATTGTTGAGACTTGGATCTGGGTCGTGATCTCAAGTAGTACATGCCGGTTTTGAGGCCCTTCTTCCATCCGTATGCGTGCATGGAGGAGACCTTTTCGATGGACGGATCAAACATGAATATGTTCATGGACTGGCTCTGATCTATGTAGGGTGCTCTGTCGGCTGCTTGATTGATCAAAACCTTTTGGGAGAGTTCATATGCGGTTCTGTGTATGAGTCTGATATTCTCTGGTATTGTGGTGATATCTTTGACGGACCCATCATGTCGGATGATTTCATGACGCATTGCCTTGTTCCACAAGTTGAGGTCTTGTAGTGCTTTGACGAGGTACTTGTTTACCTGTTCGTACTCACCGGCCTGGGTTCTGCGCACGTATATGTTTGAGGTTTGTGGTTCACAAGCCTCTGTGTTGCCGCAGATTTGCGCGGTTGATGCAGTAGGCATGATGGTGGTGAGGAGACTGTTTCTGACACCGCTTGCGACCTTCTTTCTGAGTGCGTCCCAGTCGTATCTTTGGTCGAGAGGCACCCCCCAGTTGTCGCAGTGTAGCACTCCGTTTGCCAGGGGGGAGTTTGCGAAATCAGGGTAGGGGCCGTCTTTTTCTGCGATGTTAGCACTTTCGTCCCATGCTGTGTAGTATATAGTGGCAAAAATTTGCTTATTAAGTTCCATTGCCTGTTCGCTGTCGTAGGGCAAGTTAAGTTTGAATAGGAGAGTTGCCCATCCCTGCACCCCTATTCCGAGTGGTCTGCTCTTGAGGTTTGACATTTTGGCCTTTTCTAGAGGGTAATATGTTCCATCTATGACGTCATTGAGTGCATGCACAACCTGTCTAACGACTGTCGCGAGAGAAGTGAAATCAAATGTTTGGTCCGAGACAAATTGACTGAGGCAGATTGATGCTAGATTGCACACGGCAATACGTTCTGGAGTGGATACTTCCATGATTTCTGTGCAAAGATTTGATGATTTTATGACTCCCAGGTTCTTTTGGTTTGAGTGTCTGTTTGCAGCATCTTTGTAGCACATGTAAGGTGTTCCAGTTTCTATTTGTGATTCGCAGATTTTGACCATGATTTCTCTGGCTTTGATTTGTTTTCGGTACAGGTTGTTTTGTACATACTTATTGTACAATTGTTCATATTCGTCTCCGTAGACATCAGCCAATCCGGGTGCTTCATCAGGGCTGAAAAGGTACCAATCTGCGTCTTCGGATACCTTTTTCATGAATAAATCTGGTATCCACAGTCCACTGAAGAGGTCACGACAGCGCTTGGACTCTTCGCCCCGGTTTCTTCGAATATCTATGAAGTCTAGCACATCAACGTGATCTGGCGAGAGCCAGATGGATATGGACCCTGGTCTTTTGCCAGCCTGTCTGACGAGTAGTGAACTTTCGTTGAAGACTCTTAGCGTAGGAAGCAATCCGTCCGTGAGGCATCCAGTGGAATTTATGATGCTATCTTTGGCTCTGAGATTATGCATGTGTATTCCAATTCCTCCTGCGTGTTTGCTTATTTTTGCTGCTTCGGAGAGTGAGGAATATATTCCTTCAACACTGTCGTCGTTAAGTGACATAAGGAAGCAAGATGCGAATTGAGGGTTGGTTGTTCCTGCGTTGAAGAGCGTGGGTGTTGCGTGCGTGTAGAGTCTTTGTTGTAGCATTTTATACGTCTTGCTAACCTTTTCCAGGAGGGCTGAAGATGAGTATGATTGCACGAGGTGCAGGTGCACTCCAATGGCAACCCTGAGCCACATGTAGCACGGCTTCTCGCAAGTACGCCCTCTGGTGTCTAGCAAGAGGTACTTATTGTTGATGAGTGTTTTGAGACCAAAGAATGATAGGTTTTTGTCTTCCTCCTGGCAAACCATTTGATCGAATTCCGATTGATGGAGTTTTACCGTTTCATAGAATTCAACAGAGAGTCTTTTTGTTTGGTTGATTTCTTGCATACAGTCACTGAATGTGTTTTTGTATGTTTTATCCATGTCGTCAAGAATGAGTCTCACTGCTAGAATTTCGTAGTCTGTGTGTGTTGTGTAGAACTCCATACACGATTCTGAGCTGATTATATCAATTTGAGAGGTGGATATATCATTAGTTAAAGACTCGCATACTCTGATTGCAATGCGCGCTGAGTCTACGTTTAGTCCTGTGGATAGGTTGCTGATTTTGTTTTGTATTTCTTGCAAACAAACAGGAACTACAGTTCCGTCACGTTTTGTAACATTGAGTGTGTCTGCACGAGTGGTCATTTTCTAAATGTTTCAAGTTTATCTTTAAGTAGTATTGGTTACTTTTTTCTTTGTGACTCTTTTCTTGATAGGTGCTGGTGCCTGTGCTGGTGCCTGTGCTGGTTCCTGTGATGGTGGCTGTGCTGGTTCCTGTGATGGTGGCTGTGCTGGTTCCTGTGCTGGTTCCTGTGCTGGTTCCTGTGCTGGTGCTGGTGTTTCTTCCGTTGTTGTATTTTTTGTAGGATCCTTGGATAACGGTCCAGTTTTTCCAATGCAGTTTAATTTTGGTCCAAAAAAGGCAACTTGTTTTTTTTCATCACCATCAAGTAATACTGTGACACTATCTTCACATCCAAGGACTTTTTTTCTTGTGACAGTTCCTTGAACATTGTCAAGTTCTAGGTCGTCACTCTTGCAATATACTCTTTGACCGATTTCCATTGTTGTCATGAGTAAAGAAAAAAAAGCGTAACTTTGGGTTTAAAAAAAAGGTCAAGTACTTGTAATGCCATGTCATCATTCCGTTGTAAAGTCAGTACGTCAAAATGGAAGTTTACTCAGAAAGACAAGGACGAGAATGTAAAGCTGCGAACGCATAATATGATGGATGGTGGTGAGCTGTCTGTTCCTGACAGTGAATATGAAAGATTCTTGAGAGTTTGCACTGAGAGTATATGTGATGGAGAGAAGTTGTTTATTGTGGAGCAAAGATCACACCCCGTGTACAAGTTATTTTTCGATTTTGACATTTTCATGTATAATGTCATTGATCGGAATGAATTTTACACAAAGGTTTGTAAATTGATTGTTTCAACTCTCAATGAATTGTTTGATGACACTGTTCATAGTTTCGAATTGATTTGTTCCATGAATGATGTCAAACAAGCTCGAAAGAATCAAAAAGAGTGCTACAAATATGGCATTCACCTAGTATGTCCAAATTTGATTGTCGATAAAAAGAAAATGCTGAGAGTCAGAGATGCTGTTGTTCAAAAATTTCAAAACAATTTGGAAAAAGATGGTCCCACCCACTGGGATGATGATGTTGATAAGGTTGTGTACGAATCCAATGGATTTAGAATGAATTATTCTAGAAAGGGTTCAAAATGCAAATGTTCTCAAAAACAAAGAGATTTTTGCGAAAAATGTGGTGGAAGTGGCAAGATTGACGAGGGAAGACCTTATGTACCATTTATTACAATGATGAATGATTATTCACTTGTTATACATGAAAACAATATGGACTTTGATACTGTGTATGAAATGTTGAAGAAAACATCCATCAGGGTGATTTCTTCATCTAACAGTGTTGAGTTCAACAAGTCACCTCCCAGTTGGTTCGAAGATTCAAGTCTGTTTGACGCTCCAGACGGATTGATTACACAAGCCCCAAAGAAGAGAAAATTAACCGAAGGGTTGGATTCTGTGGAGTCTAAGTTGGAGAACAAGAAGTACCTTTCAATGAGCGAGCTCGACACTCTTAATACTTGGTTTCAGACAATGTGCAGTAAGAAGCAACTACCCAAACAATATAAAGGTGTCGCACTTCAAAATGCATTTTCTTTTACGAACAACAATGTGAGATCGAATATTATAGCACGAGTTGAATCACAATATTGTGTGAATATTGGGAGAGAACACGCTACAAATACAGTGTATCTGCTCGTGAACACACTGACGAAGAAGGCGGTCATGAAGTGCTACTGCAGGTGTGACACAACAGAAGGACGCCGTACGATTGTGAAAGCGAAGAGGCAGATGTGCAAGGATTTCAGCTCTCATTCGATCGATACTTCAGACTTACAGCTCACGATAGGCTGTGCTGTTGTCTCGCGACAAATCAACCCTCGTATTTTAGCAATGTTTTAGGTACGTTTAGCACTGGTCTGGCCCCGGTGGTAAAAAGGCAGCGACACTTTCTGCACTTGATGGGCGTGAGAATGTGAACGGTTTGAAGACGGACGCCATACTGAAGAAAGGTGGTTGTGGAAGACTATCGAAGATTTGTTCATCTGGAACATCTCCAATGTTGATTTTGTACATCGTATCTGATGGCGTTGTTGTGATACCGTTGGGATTGGTGGGTGGTGCTGGTGCAATGAGTGTCTTCTGTACCTCAGGTGGTGAGGTGATGCGGTCTTGGGGGTAAGGCGGGAAGAGGAGCGACCGGGAGGCTTTGGGGAGGAGGCCGGATTCAATGTCGAGAGTCGTCATATCGGGCGAGACGCCTGGGTTTGAGAAGATTTGAGACCCCCGGGTTTGAGCGGGAATATTGGATCACACATGTGTACCCCTTCAGGAGCAGAGGGAGGAAGCCCCCTAGCTTGTCTGCTTCTTCTTTCTTTTCTAAACTTTAGAAGAGAAACAAGAAGAAGACAAGCTAGGGACCCTCTTTGCTGTGACTCCTTGAGGGGTACACATGTGTAACCTAAACCCAATCGATTCGTCATTCATCAGAAGAGGAAGATGCCCTGCTGGCTTGCGGAGCAGTTCGCCCTTGCTTGGGACACGGGCAGATTTCGGACCGGCTTGACTGGTGAATGACTGGTGAATGACAAAGACGACTGGATCAAGTTCGTAGGTGAGCATACTGATGTGTATATGCGCCACGTAGACAGGGAACTCACGATGTCGACGCCGGTGTCGGGGACATGTGCCAATATGACTGATCTCCTAAGTTTTATCGTGCAGCTGCAGATAAATCTGCAGACGATTGAATACAAGTATGGAGCTGGTGTGTTCTCATACGATACATATCAGTTCCAGGCACCGTGCACCCTGCTGGATATCTACTGGGAGACTACGTGTATGCCTAATGTACCGAGAGGGGCGTTTGACTGTGAGTTCGAGCTTGTGGAGGCGGGTGGCAGATACCCTCCGGCCGTCTTTCCTGAGGTGTGGCAAAAGCCGGGCTACTAGACCATGGTGGACTGAGTTTTCTTGGATAAACACCACGTGAGGCACGTCCCTAAGTGGGGTACAAGGTTTGTGCAGACGACCTTACTAGCGTTGGCCATTCCATTTAGGTTGATGTTGCCTCGCGAGGCAGAAACAATGATGTCTATCGTGTGAGAAACGATACCATCATCAATCATCTCAAGAAGAATATTTTCGATATGGTCCTCCATCGGCGCATCCACTACTGCTTTTCTGACAATGTGCATCACCATCTTTTTCTTTTCATCTGCTTTGAGTGTAGTGACCTCGACTGCCTCCATTGCATACTGTAAGACTGTAATTATAGTGTCCGGGGTAATAGTGAGTGATGCTACCTTAAATTCGAACGCCTTTCTAGCAGTTTCTATGTCTTCCTCCTTGGTTTTGCTCATCATAATATAACCACTGAGAAAAAAATAAAGATCGTATTAAAAGGATCGCCTAGAAAACTGGTAATACAGCAAACCATGTCAGCCGCACAGAACACCTCGTCTCGTCCTCCGCATAATAACAACAAGCAGGGTGGTGGCCACCCCCCTCGCGAGCAGAAGTATGCACCCAACACTCACATGTATTATCAGGGGCGTCTCGTGACTTTTTATCTCAACTGGCAAGGAAAGACCCAGTTGATCGTCGTTCCTCACCAAAAGGTCTATAAGCTTACTGAGTTCTATCCACTTGATTTGGGGTATCTTTTCCAGGAGATTTACAGTGTCATGGAGCAAAAGCGCGTCAACAACTTCTCTCTCCATGTTTTCAAGCGCGATTGGGAGGTCGCCCCCCACCTGTTCATCAAGATTGGGATGGCCCAGGACCTCTATAATCAGTTTGTGTCTGTTCCACACATCTCCGCTGGATTTGTGCCTTCTTCTGATGCCCCGGCTCCTGTTGTTCCACTGCCTCCGGCACCTCCGGCTTCACTGCTTGGCTCGCCAGAACCAACCGGAGGGGTGGGTGGCGTAGGAGATGAGGAAAATGCGGTGTAAGGCTGCTCCACACGAAGAAGAAAGATGACAAGAAAGACGACAAGAAGGACAAAAGTGTGTAATGGTCATGCGTAAAGGTGTGTGTGTGTGTGACAATGTTATAATAAATTTGTTTCGTAATATCAAATGGAAAAAAACAATTTCGAAAAAAGAATAAATATTTGGTCTAACACTCTACAAAACAAAGCCGATTCACTAAGAAACTTCTTTGGAGTTGCACTTGTTTTGAGTTTGATAGTTTTTACTTCAGTGATTGCTTTTTCTGAATACACTATGAAAGATATACTCTTAATTTTATTATTATTGTACAGTGTAATAGGGTGTGTTCCGTACATTGAAGTTGCACAAGTAAAGAATGATGATTCATTCTTTACAAAAAGATTAACAATTTTGAACTGGAGGAACGAAATAAGAAAAAATGGCGATTATAATGTTCTATCATCCAATTTGCATATATTAAATGGAGTGTTTCCAATAGTAACTGTAATATGTCTGCTGATGTTTTTCGTACATAAGATTTTTGGTAAAGATTATGTTAATTTCAACACAATTCTAATTATATTATTGATACAAACTCCATTCAATCCTGCATTGGGTTTGAATCCGTTAGGTGTATCAGTGATGAGACAGAATATTTCAAAACATTTAACTCAAAATGATTTGAAAAAATATCTTGGAAAAATTAACTCGGCTAACCTTTCTTCTATTTCAATCAGAAAAATGAACAGAGGAACGCCAATTGTAAATATAAATGGCATGAAAACGAATAATTCAAGTATTACTCGTTCAAATATTCCTCGAAATATTCCTCGAAATATGGCTAAACCCCCTTCCAGGAATATACGTAATAATGTACGCCCACCCAACAATCCGCCCATGCCTATGCCGCCCATGCCTATGCCGCCCATGCCGCCCAAGAATATGCGTAATGTACGTGTGTAAAATTAAAGGTAAAAAAACACAATAAATCAACAAAAATGCTCAGTAGAGATATTTTGGAAGAACAAGAATTGGAATATGCTCTTTCGTTGATAGAAGATATGGAACACGAGTCAAATAAAACAGATATGGAACCGGGAGTCTCAGATCGGAAAGAAAACCAAGTTGTGTGCAGACAAGAAGAGCAACAAGAAAAAAACGCGCTGGAGGAGGAGGAAGAGGAGGAGGAAGAGGAGGAGGAAGAGGAGGAGGAAGAGGAGGAGGAAAAAGCGGAGGAAAAAGCGGAGGAAAAAACGGTTCCACCATACCGGTTCAAATCGAGCGGGAAGTAGAGTGCGCAAAACCGGCCGGTCAAACCGGACCGCCTAGAAGGAGATTGCGATCTAGGCGGTCATATTAAAAGCAAAGAAACCTTTGCTTTAAGACAGAGAGCACATGGGTGACTACGAAGATCGTGATCATGAGCATGATCATCCTGCCTGTGAGCATAAGAAATGCGATATCATTGACGGGTTCAGTGTGTGTACTCAGTGTGGGTGTGTGATGGGTTCAGTTCCGGAGGCAATGGAGTGGGTTCTAGGCATCAACGACGTCAGACAGCGTGCTTCCACTACCGATGAACCCTGGCATGTTGGCGGGACTGTCGTGGGTGACAAGAAGTTGCAGAGGATTCATCAAGGGATCAGTGGAGGAAACAAGCAAAGGGTGTATGCAGAGGGTCGAGACTTCATCAAAAGCGTGTGCACAGATCTTCATGTTGGCAACGCGGTGGAAGCTGAGGCACTTCACATCTTCAATGTGGTTCGAGAGCAACATAGCCGGTGGAGGGGTGCAAGGCGGTTGGGTATACTGATCTCTTGTGTTTCTATCGCTTGTCAGAAGTTCAGCATTGGTGTGACAGATGCGGCTATCTTGAAGTTAGAGCGTGTCAATGAACCATCGAAGACAATGAATTCTCAGAAGAAGCACGTGCTCACTATGCTCCACAAGTCGGGGATGACAGTGGATCAGGCGAACGCAGAGACATACTGCTTGCGTGTTTGTTCAGATCTTGGTTTCAGGTCTGATTTATCGAAGATGGTGAGCGCTCAGGCGAAGAGGATTTCAAAGATGGAACATCTCAACTCAAGATCGTGCAAAATGATCGTTGCCGTGAGTGTGTTGTTTCTCATTGAGAAATACAACTTGAGCATTGGTGTCGATAATCTTTGCCGCATGGTGAATGTGACGCGACCCACCCTGGTGAAGTGGTACGCAGAAGCTTCTGCACGTTCGGTGTCCTACACTAGGCAGTTTGTGCAGGCAGTCGATAGTGATAACACGTAGTTGTTTATCTGCGTTTCCATTAAAATGTTTGCAATAAATAATAATAATGTCCGAATATTTTTCAGTAGATGGTGGAAATTTTTTAGAACTTCACAACAAGTCAAGTACCGCAGACAAGTTCATAATGATGTTGAATGTGTATCAATTTGATTTTTTGGTGGCATTTTTTGGTTTTTACATAGTGCGGTACATGTTTCCTAATTCTATTTTAGGAAATGATCAAAGCTTGAGAGTTGGGCTCACAATTGCGTTTTGTTATGCTATTTTTGGATTTTTGAGATCTGGATTGCTCGACTACAAGAAAAAGTTGGATGTCCGATCGGTTGGATCTTCCTATTACTGAAAAATGTGTTATAAATTCATTTACTTGTAGAGTATCATTTACTTACGGTTTGTAGGTTTATGTGGCAAGCAACCATTATTGTATACTTTGCCATATGTATAATCATAGACTTCAGTTACGACTAATTAACCAACAAAGAACTGACACGTCCACACAACATTTGAGGGTACACATGTGTAACCCAAAGCAAACCCAACCGTCTCGACATATATTTGTATCGTCAGTCCAAACTCGCGCTCTCGGAACACCCTACACAAGACGGCTGCAATGCTCGATACGTGTGAGAATCGTCACATACAAGAGGCGCACATAGCGGAGCAGGCCGCCCTGGAGAAGGACATGCCAGAGCTGTTGGCGGAGCAGGCTGCTTTGGAGAAGGACATGCGAGAGCTGTTGGCTGTGTGCAAGCCCACCGCAACACAAAACAGGGAATACTGCAGACTGAAGGCTCGGCACGTGGCCGTTTTGGAGGAAGTGGATCGAGCCCGTGTCGAGCCCATGGCGAGCCCGTGGTCGGGCTCCAGTATGATCGAGCCCGCCACACCTGATGAGACCGACATTCATCGCAAGGCGTCGACTCTCATTGATGATGAAGATGATGGCGAAAAGGACGAGAAAGAGCTGATGCTGCCCGAATTCACCTCCTCTGTGGCGCTCTCCCGTGCCAAGGGCCAGACGCACCACTCAGCGGGTTGGCACCTGTCGCGCTACTTCCGGCCCAGCTGCCGCCCCATTGTGTATACAACTGTATACGCAGCCCCCCTGGCCCAGCGACCGCCTCCACAACCCGATCAGTCCTCGCATTGATGCCCTATATGTTGCTCCTGACCAAGATTCTCGATAGTCTTCTACATGACCTCGTTTTGCCGGTAAGATACAATACAAACGATCAACGCGTGAGCCGATACTGGTGAGTAGTAGTTTCACATACCAGAATATACTGGTCTCCCTGTCTGACAACTACCACCACCCACATGGCGATCCAACTCACGCGCTTTACGCGACGACAACTCACACCGACTAGAGGGACGCCCTGAACGGGAGTTGGTAGTGTTAGAAGGGTTTGGGTAAGTTCGGCATCTTCGTCTCGAATGTGGTGTAGTGGGTGTCGACGGTATAGTTGGTGGTGGTGTCGTCCTTCATGTCGCAGATGACTATTTTGTTGAGGGACTCCATGACATGCAGTGCGGGGAGCTCCTTGTCCAGAATGTGAACGAAGTCATTCTCGAAGGTGACTGGATCGAGTGTGAAGGCCTGGAGCACCTCTTCGTGGATGCCGGCAGCAAAGCCCATGGCTGCGTGGACCGTGTTGGTGAGCACCTTATTGCGACCCCCCTCACTGGTGCATTCGAGGCGCTTTATGGTATCCGGGTCCTTGAGCTCTTCATCATCACTTTCCTTGATGGAGTTGAGGCCCGCAGCACAGGAAAGGATTGCCTGTGTGATGGTAGAGCCAGCCAGGCGACGGTCGAATTGGTCTATGGCACATGCCTTGAGCTGGACGTTCTTCATCTGCTCGCGGAAGCTGAGCCCGTGGAACTCCTCGATGCCATACAGAGACTCATACGCAGAGTCGACAGCACTATCTGTGGGGCTCATGATCGTCGTCAGGCTGTGGGTGAACATGGTCATGAGAATGCCCGCGTTGCGCGCGATTACCACGACCAGGGTACCAGGCTCCTTGGTGATCTGGTATATGAAGCGACATATGCGGATCTTGTCCTTCCTCTCCTTCCTCTCCTTCCTCTCCTTCTCAATGGCCTGCGTCCTGGCCTCGGCCTCCTCGACATCACGGATGTCCATGGTGCGCTTAGACATTTGCTCGCTTCTGGATACGGTCGGATTTGCTTCCTGACCACAGGGGAACACATGTGTATCACATAAAATCCAGACGGATTTTTTTCGCGCGCCTGCTGTTCGAAAGGAGTTTCTAGGTGTAGTCCTGTGACTACCATGGTCAGCAATCAAGTTATTCAAGACATAGTGGGCAGTAGACCTCAGCTATCCAGTTGTCAATCGAACATATATCTGGAACAATATGCCCAAGCTGTATACATACAACAAATATCGCAAAATGCCGGGATATCTGGAAGTTCTGGAGTGTTCATTTATTGTATACTATCTCATTTTTAGAGTCTTCTTCATTTTTTTGCATTCAGGTGAAGACGCTCCTATTTTGGCAATCGTGTAAAGTGCTTTTGATTCATAATCATAATTAGAGGATGTAGTTTTCAGAGGATTGATGTTGTCTAGCAACAGGTTTCTGTATAAAACCGTGTATATTTTCATTTCTGGTGGATGAATCGAAAACACTTTGCAGACGTTTTGAAGGCACTTAAGTCTGTGAACCATTTGAGCGTGTCTAGCTACAAATGATTGTTTGTGATTGTACTCAAAGTTGTTCCTGTCTATGTAGTCACTTATGGTTTCGGTATACCAATATCTAGTTAGTTTGAATTCGGCAACATCGTTCAAGCAAAGGAGATCTGCAAATGTTGATACAACATCCATGTCTTCATGACCTATAGTTTCGTGCGCAAACAACATTTTACTGTATTTATCTATGGACTGGTGGTCTCGTTCTTTTATGCTTGTGGATTGTTTCAGTACTAGTGAATTTATGGCATTTCTTAAGTCAGTAAACTCTGCAAGTTGGTGTATTTTTTCTAAATCTAGGTCGATTGCTTCTTCAGCACAAATCCAACAAAGATGTATCATTTTGTCATTTATATCGAGTGGAGAGAATGTAATTTTTTTCCACTTGGTGTGGTACAATATACTGTTGAAGAATATCACTGCACGCACATTAGATTCTTCAATTGCAGAAGTGAGTTTCGATCTTTCGTTTCGTTTCATGATTTCTATATCCTTTATGAAGAAAAGTATACTCTTAGTCTGCTGTTGGAGTGCTAGAAGTACATTTTGCATATTTTGTTTGATTAGTTTAATTATTTCTGAACATCCATTTGAACACGACAATTCATGGACAAAAAACGACCCCATTTCATTGGCAATGCACTTGACACAAACAGTTGCACCACATCCTGAATCGGAACGTACAGCAAAGAATTTTTCATTCTGAAGACAGTGTCTCACACCAAGAAGATCATTTTCTGAAATACAGCATTCAGCAACATTTCTAGGTTGATACTTAAGTGATAAATTCTTTTCTCCTTCTATAAATTTTGTTTTGGAAAAAATATTTTCCAGCATTTTAAGTTGAATAATTTAATACCTTTAAAGAAAATATTTGTGTAAAGTATAGATGTCTAACAGTCATACACTTACTGGAGCTATGCAGGATGGAAGATTTTTCACAGATTACTCGCCAATATGCAAGCTGAATGCGAAGCTTGCAACTGAATCCAATATTCAGTCGTGGAACTCCACAGAGTATAGAAATTACTTACAGAAGAACGGTCTCTCCTATATCCACCATACAATGAATAGCAATCCCTGTGGAACTATGGACTGTGCAGACAATGGTATTGCGATATTACCTCCCCAAAATGATGTAACACCCCCCTATACCGAAGACTCTGAACTTTGAACCATTGGCTTGAAAGGCACATAATTTGGATCTTCATCCATGGCCTGTATAAGACACTGTTGGTTTTTGATAATTTTGCACTGTATCATTTGGAATGATATTCCAATGTTAGTATTAGTTTCCCAAACACAAGGCAATTCAATCGCACATTCTATTGTTGATCCATTTGATGAATGAAAGTAATTTGTCTCTGATCCATCTGTGTTAATTACTGAAAATTCAGCTGGAAGTTTTATTTTCATTTGAAAAGCTCCATCATCCAAATCATTTATCAATGGATAAAGTGGTTTGTCAGATAGACTTTGTATCCATGATGTAATTTTTGAAAACTTATTTTTTTCAGACGATTGAAAATCAATATGCAAATATTGTTTGTCTTTGAATGTACTTATTCCATTTGTTACACCCTCTGGCAGAACAATTATTGGAATTTTTTCATCATTACATCTTGGTGTTTTGAATTTCGATTCTCCAAGTGCTTTCATATCACTTGGAAAGTTTTCAAGTAAGAAAAGAGAAATATCTTGCATCTATATTTTATGAGACTTTATCCTTTAAATGTGAAATCATTGTTAAAACCATACCTTTGCTAACCATACAGAAATGACCCAAACGGACCCAAACCGACCCAAATGTCCAAAACTACCCCAAACCCCAATGTTAAATTACCACTGCAATTACCACTGCAATTACCGCTCCAAAGCCCACCCCTCTAAGCCGCCTTCTTGAGCTTTTTTTTGTGTGCCTCCACTGGTGCTGCTGACGCGGATGCAGGTGCAGGTGCGGGCGCAGGTGCATTTCCCGTCTCCTTGGCGGCCTCATCCTTCTTGGCGGCCTCATCCTTCTTGACAGAGGTGAGAAGCTTAGCTAGGAACTTCTGCATCTCAAACCAGTTGGTCTGAGTGCCTACGGCAATAGAGAAGACCTTTGCCAGCTTTTCGTCACAAACAAAGAGCTTTTTGTTATCCTCGCATTGGAGGGAGTTGGTCTTGATGTACTCAGTGAGACGCTTGGTTACCTCGGTACGAGGCATATGCTCGCTCGGATCTATATTGAGGAACTCAGCAAGTGTCGTAGCAACCTTGACCGGTACAGCGAAGCCACTCTTAGCGTTCGTGTTTTTGTTGCGGCGGCGACTCTTGGTGCTCTTGCGAATGATTGCACGCCCCTGACGGTTGAACCACTTCGTGAGAGTGTTCAGCTCATCGAGCTTCTCGAAGAAAGTATCAATAGTGTTCTCAGGGGTCTCCGTCTCAGTGGTGGTAGCATCAACATTAATGGTCTCAAGCTCAGTCATTTTTATTATGGAGCTACCCGGTAGCTTGTCTTTAAATAGGAATGTTGTTGAAAAAAAAGTATACTTTCTACAAATGGATATAGATGGAGTATTGGTCGATCTTAATGTGGTAAGCCAGCTCAAGGATCACGACAAGTTAGGCGTGAACAACCTCCCGGGCAAACAAGAACTCGTGATCTTTTCAGGAAAGGCGTGGCTTCAGGGTACGTACCGGTGGTACTCCGGTGCCAATCGGAGCGACGTTGTTGAATATCTTCAGGTGCTGGTACAAAAAGTGGAACGGCACGCTGAACTCTTTAGCGAACCGGTAACTGAGAAAACAAGAGTTCTTAGGGAAAACCTTAAGAAATATACTGTATCATCCCTGGAGGGCCTTGGTCATTTGCAGAACACATACTCCTCGGACAACCATATGGTTGCGCAGATAGGTTTGATTATTGAAAAAATATCTGAATGTGCAAAAAAAATAAAATCTTAGAGACATTTCCAGTTGAAAAATTAACTAAAAAACACACACAAGGACTCTCAATAAATGCGTTCAAACCTTCTGTAAGACCCATAATTGAGAAACCACCTGAAAGAAGATCACCGGCACTGTCACCATCTAAAAGAAGATCACCAGCACTGTCACCATCTAAAAGAAGATCACAGTCAGCAAGAATCATACAATCTGCGTCAAAAATGCGTTTGAACAAGATTCAAAAATGGATAGCTTCTCAAAGAGAATACCTGGATATTATTTACAATATCATGAAAAATACCTTATATGGGTGGTCTGTATCAAGTACAAAAAATCGGAGCAATAGACTATTGGAAGCTATTTATGCTGCACCAGAAACCCCACTCAATACACCCGGATATATATATAGAAAAATTGTTCTGTATCCACGTCAAACTCTAAATTTGAATTTCAATATGGCGTCTTCATGGTCATTAAATCCTCTGTTTGCTGCATCATTCAAACTTGACACACTTACTTCACCCCACTGGCATGTTAGACATATTCTTTTGAGGTTACCTCTGAAAACCCCTACAGCTAAACTTTATATAGGGGATACGTCAAAATTATTGAACAGTTCCAGAAAAACTAGTCATGGAGGAGCACACGCACAAGAAGCGGAGGTCATCGTGGCTCCTATGCGTCTTCGAGAAGTACAAAGACGCGAAATACCCCTTGGTGTTATTACGGGAATCAATTCTATGGGGACAAGTATAAAACGTTTATCGACAGAAGCCAGTAGTAGAATTTATGGAAGACAGCCTTATCAATATCGAAGTGGGTATCACGCCTCCCCCCCTAGACGCGTATCTATGGGTATGAATAAGCAGCAAATTATGATTACTGTTATTGATGTTGAATTAAAATAATTTGTTGTGTTGTGATTACGATTTAAAAAAAAACTCATACGAGAGGAGTAAATGTTACGAAGAGATATGTTGCAAAGGATTTTGGGGGATTCTATAGTACCTAGAGATTTGAGTTTGTATAATGAAGCTTTCATTCATAAGAGTGCACAAAAGATTTACCATATGTCTCAGGAACGTCTGGAACATCTGGGAGACGCAGTACTTTCATTGTGTGTCTGCCACATGCTTTTCGAACGTTGCCCTGATGCGAACGAGGGAGTTATGACGAAGATGCGCACCCGTCTAGTAAATGGTAAGACTCTGGCAGTGTTAGGTCGTGCAATGAATGTCAATGAAGGGCTCGTACTCGACCCCGTGGCCGCGGGGGCACTCGACCATGATAGAGTGTTTGAGGACACCTTCGAAGCAATTGTTGGAGCTGTTTATTTGGACCAGGGGCTCGAGGCAGCAAAACGGTTTGTTTCTTATCAGTACGACAAAAATATCGATCCTGAAATTGTCAATCAAGATACAAATTACAAGGAAATTCTTAAGAAGATAACATCAAAGCGTGGTCTACAGCTTCCGATATACAATTCTGAAAACAATGATGGAGTGTTTCAGTGTACCGTGAAAATTGGTGATATCATATTTGGTTATGGCGAAGGTCATACTAAGAAGAATGCAGAAATGGAAGCCGCACACAACTTTATTTTGGAGAATTTTCCTGAGGTTCAGGAAAAAAAAATATATGAGTAAGATATAAATGTTAGTTGTCCCACAGTCATCAGTATTTATGGTGGTCGCTATTGTTTTCGCGCTCATTGCTCACCCCAAAACTTACCTGCTGGTACACAAGCTCTCTAAGATGATTGGTGGTCCAAATGTTGTGACACCATATGGTGTGTCTACGACCACAGGCCTTCTAGCTCATGCCCTTGTTGCCGCTCTGGTAGCTGTGATTTTCTTTCGTTTTCTTTAAGTTATTCTCATTTTTTCGTAGATTATAGGCTATGTTAAGTTCTTCAATATTACGTGCATTTATTATCCTCTCACGAATCATCATGCGTTTTTGAAGAGATGGCACATCTCGCCATTCTTTCAACTCTACACTGACAATCCATTCAGGAGGTTCACCGAAGTTAGGGTCCACGTAAGGCTGAGGCACTTTATCCATTTATCTTATGTTGTATTTTTTATTTAACAGAGTGTAAACTAATTTTCTAAGTTTATAACAATGGCACAAGGATGTGTTAGCTTGCGGAAAGATTCGGGTAAATTTCAGTTTATAAGGGAAGAAGAAGCGTGGGCTGCTATTGCAGAATACAAAGCAGAGAACGTTGCACTACGATTGCGCAAAAAGTAGGTAACATATCACCGCTTTTAAAGAATCATCAAAACGTTATTGCAGTACTTTTGCTCGATTACGAACATCCGATTGCAAAAGCCACGAGGGCTGCGGTTAAGAAGGAAATTAACAAAAAACCAAAGAAAAAACAAATCAACCAAAACAATGAGTTGGTACCAATCAGAATACCAGGTGGGGGAAAGTGTTATGACATGTGGACCATGGGTCGAAAGAGAAATCACTTCGACTAACTACACCCTAACAACACACCCTCACTAACACACCCTCACTAACACACCCTCACTAACACACCCTCACTAACACACCCTCACTAACACACCCTCACTAACACACCCTCACTA